AATATAGTGAAATCGAAAAATACGATGTCCGAATATCTCCTCCGGTATATCGTAAATACTGTATATTCTTTTCTTTTTCTTGGCGTTCTTCTGAATAGGATGACATTGTATAAATATAAAATTCGTATTGGTTTATATTTATATTATTATCAAAAATTGAAAGAAGTATATTGCATAATATTTTTGCAGTATACAACCGAATAACTGATTTATTAAAAGAGAAGACGATGGACAATCTATGCGAAATACATTATGTAAACAGAGCGGACCCGAGTTGGAGTATTGAACGCAAAATCGCTTGGTTAAAACGGCGTGAGTATTTGCGGAATCATAAAGATGCAGTTATACCAGATGACAGACCAAAAGATAAGGAATTCCACCGATGGTGGCATACAAAAGGTAAGTACCAAACGATGAAACATTACGTAGATGGTCAGCAACCGATATATTAACGCGCATCGTCTGGGACAAATCCTCTCTTCTGAATTGTCTCAAACTACCGTAGACTCGTTTCGTAGATAGAATCGTAGTATAATATACCTATTTTTTATGCAATTAGTATAGAAATAATGTTCCTCCACATAGAAAACCAGAAGATACTTTGGCAAACATTGCAAAAAACTCCTTATTTAGTAGAATTTACACAGAAGTATTCAGGACAATCTGAAATATGGTTCAAAAACATGTCTGAGCAATTCTATACACAATGGATATCGAATCATGGTCGCATTCCTACAAATGCAGTAGAATTGCTGGAAATAAATAAAAACGCTCTTCAATTTATGGTAACGGATTTGAAAAGATTGCTCGGATATACATCTATGGAAATAACAACTTCTCCAATAGAATCCTACAATGTTTCTCAAGAACGACAAAGACGAGAGGATGCTTGGTCTTCCAATTTCAATAAATTTCAAAATGAATACAATCAACTTCTCAAACAACCGGCGATTCCATTAAGAGAATTACCTACTGAAACCGCAGACAGCAAAATAAAGAATATGGATGAGTTGTTGAGAGAACACGCAAAGATGCGTGAAATAGAATTATTGAATTATTTACCGCAAAAAAATGCGAAACCACAGAGCAACAAGATACGTATATTGGATGAATTAGGCAACATTGAAATGCATATAAATGGGGAGAATAAGAAGAAAACTGTGCGGTGGTTAAGCGATGCGACCGGAAGCGATGCGAACCAAAGCGAAGCGACTGGAAACGAAATGGATAGTAGAGAAGCGACCGGAAGCGAAGCGACTGAAAGCGACGCTAACCAAAACGAAATGGACAGTAGAGAAGAAGAAATACTGCATAGTTTATAAATTATGCCTACAAAACGCATACGGCGTTTCTCCGGCATCATCATCAAATTCCTACGTTCGTTCCTCTCTCCGAAATTGTCCCAAACCCCATAAATATGAACTGGGAAAATTCCGGAGAGAGGAACGAACGTAGGAATTGGATGATTCTACGGAGAAACACCCTACGGGTGTTTCGTAGGTAGAATGTAAATAAATCACATAGCAATGTATAATGGACGGTCGTAAAATAACGAGAGACAAGGAGAATCCGATTGATAATATTTTAATAGATTTTGCTACATTCGTGAATCCATATTTACACTCATATGGTGTAACGGCGAATATGTTAACTGCTGGGTCTTTTTTATTTGGCATTCTTTCATCGGTGTTGATTTACTACAATAAATTTGAACTCGCTGCAGTCGTATTTATGATTGCATATACATTTGATTGTATGGATGGAAATATGGCACGTATGTTCGATGAGGTTACTGAATTCGGAGACAAATTAGATCATTATACGGACATAACACAAATTATATTAACAATTATAGTTATTGCAATAAATAGAAAATTGTCTTATAAATTTAAGGTCGTTTTAGTTATAGTCATGGTTGTCGTTTTTAGTGGAACTGCTGTTCATATTGGTTGTCAGGAGAAACACTATGACGAAAATTCCGACGATACTCTAACTATTTTAAAAAGATTTTGTGCAGACAAGCAAATGATATATTACACGCGTTACATAGGAATGGGTACTATGAATCTAACATTTTCGCTTTTTCTTCTCTTCGGTAGATACATAAAATAATCCAACTACGAGACAGATATTCAGTTCTTGTAGTCGTCTCTTCGTGGATAATACAATCCAACTACGAGACAACTCGTCTTTGGTCGCTCCGTTTCTTCGTATAGGTCAATTCGATAGACGCAAGAACATTGCTTTGACCGCTTCTTGTTTGCGTTCGTTTTCCAACCCTTGTTCATACGCTTGACGTTGATATTGTTGTATTCTTGCCGCACGTTCTCGTTCGCGTTGTTCCAATATCCTCTCGCCTTGGTCTTTCGATATCTGGTCAAATTGCTGAGAAGAGCGAGCACGCCCATATTCTTCTACATTTTTATACGACTTCACATTGTTGTAGTCCGACTCGCTCACTTGGAAAACCGTCTCGTCTTTATGTACCCGCCGTAAATCTTCGAATTTCAATTTGGCAAATGGGTCGCCCGTTATATATACGTCTTCAGCATCGTCTTCTCCATCTGTCGCATCATACAATCGCGTTCCAATATGATGCGTCATTTCACGTACACCGCCAGTATAACGCGTCATTGCACGTTGTTGACGCTTAATCTCTTCCATACTTTGCGCCATATTGTTCTTGCTGACATGCGAAGTATCATATGTTGCCTGGTCGTTTCGGAACCAGTCATTACGTGATTCGTCGACTCTTTGTTGCATTTGTTCTTCGAAGATACGGTTGAAATCTTTCGAGAAGCGTTCCCCCGTTGCTGCTTTACCAGCAACGACGCGCATTCTCGCCTCCTCCTCCCCCCCACCGTGTGTATATTCATATCCATTCTGTTCCAATTTTTTCATTTGCGTTTCGCTTTGTTCTACCCGGTGCATTTCCGCGTAATCGGTGGCAAGTACTTCCAACGCTTTTTTATAGAAAATGAAATAGTCCGACGGCATTCCGGATTTGTCGGGATGTGTCATTAAAACGCGCTGTTTTGTCATCTTCAACTTCTCGACGGTGACTGTTTCGCGACTATACCCGAACAATGCATAGATTTCGTCTAAAGTATATTGGCGTATATCGAGATTATGAGTGCGAGGATGATTATCTTTGATAGAACTCGGTCGCTTATCACAATGCTGAGGTAGACGTGACATCGTTTGCATTATTCGTAGAATTTTCATAGTTTAGTGCAACGCGTGTTGTCTCGCAAAAACAGCAAAAAATTGAATGACTTTTTATTCCAATAGACACAGAGGTAAATCCAAAAGCGACTACTATTTACAATTCAAACGATTCCAAACGATTTAATCTGAAATGACTTCAATTGATACCAGCAAAGTAAACAATATTACCCGCGATGAACTCGCAGGTCTCAAGGGAATACTCGCTAGTAATAAGCGCGCCTTACCTACGAAAATTAACTATAACAATATTTGCTTTGACGAATTTGTAACCAGTATGAAATACAATCCTCGCCAGATATTCAATGCCGCACATGAATTTGCCGAAAAGAAAATCGTCTCCGCGATCGACGCGTTTACCACAAAAGACTCGGTCAAACGTATCGGCGTTCATTCGTGGCAAATAACCTGCGGATTCATCACGGTAGATGTTTGCTTACACTCAAATACTGAATATACAAATATCGATTTTGTACACGATGACCTTGCTGTACATCGGTCCGTCGTAACGGTCATTGCATCATTCGACTGCAACCGCGTTTACCGCTTCAACTCGTGCGATCTCGAAATCTTTCGAGGTGTAAATTCGTTCTATGCAAATTTGAAATCCGCACTCATGTCAAATTAACGTGATCCTCTCTATCTCTATATTTATATAACAAAAATACTGATAAAAACTATGATAAAAATAATATATTATATGCCTGTAACACCATTCTAAATAAATAAAAAACACCCCTTTTTTATCTATTGTACGTAAGGAAGCACTGACTACCGAACGCGATGTTCGACTGCAAATCAGTCTCGTAGTTGATATAAATATAAATATAAATATATATATGAAAATCAAACAAATATATTCTAAAAAAAGTCGGAAAAATTTGAAAGGTGGAAAGAAATCTCCCTTCCTAAAAAAACACAGTTCAAAAAGTAGAAAGAGAAGTCCTACAATTTCCAGAGAGCAAGGGGACCGAGAATTAATATTGGAAAGATTAGAAATTGCATTGTCACCTACTCGACAAAAATATAAAAATTTACAACGCGAGTTTCACAATATGCAAATAGAAAAAGACCAGTTAATTAGCAATTTTGATAAATATTTAAAAGATGCGGAAGAACTAATTAAAAAAATAAAAAGTTCTCAAACGAATGAAACCGAAAGAAATGAATTACTATCTACATTTAGAAGCAATTATGGAAATTTACAACAACAATACAAAGAACAAGACGCCAAACTTTTAATATTTGTAAATAAACAGAAGCATCTTGAGGAAGAAATTGAAAAAACGAAAGGTGAATTAAAAGGAATTATTGAAAAAATACAAAGAATTATTATTGAACAAACCGAGAATGTTTAATGTGCGACCTCCAAATGCCCGCCTTTGTTAACCGCTGTATTCCATCCAGACGTTAATACAACCCAACTATGAGGCATATCATGGTCATTGCCGAAGAGACTGCAATGTTACTTTCGTAAAATATGTAAATGTTTTTTGCAGACCGTCCTCTAACGATACGCTCGGGTAAAATCCAAGAAGACGACGCGCGTTTCGAATATCTGGTCTTCTTAAAGCGGGGTCGTTTTCCATTTTCCCGTCATTTACTACAATTAGTTTTGTTCCTATGACGATTTCGAATATACGAACAAGATTATTTATAGTGCATTCTGTATTTGGATTCCCTAAATTGATTGGTCCGAGTTCGCTCGATACCATAAATGAGAGGAGACCGTCCAACATATCATCAATATAGCAAAAACTACGCGTTTGGTTACCATCGCCGTGTATTACTACCGGACGATTATGAATTACCTGCTTTATTATATTGGTAATAACTCTGCCGTCGTCAATGTCCATATATGGACCATATGTGTTGAATATACGGCAAATCTTGAAATCGCCGGTATACTTACGCCGATATTCATACACATATGTTTCTGCACAACGTTTGCTTTCATCATAACAACTCCTCTCACCAACTGTATTTACGTTTCCGTAATATGTTTCTTTTTGAGGATGTTCGAGAGGATCTCCATATACTTCCGACGTCGATGTGAATAACAGTTTTGCGCCGTGCTTTACCGCTAAATCAAGCATATGTATTGTGCCAATTATGTTTACATTCATTGTTTCGATTGGATATTTTCGGTATTTAGGCGGAGAAGCAATTGAAGCAAAATGATATATTTCGTCGATTTTTGGTAGACCTTGTAAGACATCCACATCTTTGACTATATCACATTGGATGAATGTAAACCTCTCGCATATATTATCTGAAAAAACATGTCCGTCCTTGCTTAATGTAATATGCGGGTCTATAGACGTAATGAGACTATCTATTCCTATAATGTAGTCGGTGGTCGTTTCGACGAGGCGTTTTATCAAATTAATTCCGATAAATCCCGCACAACCTGTAATTAATACCGTTTTCATTTTGCCTCTCGAAACAGGTTAAAGAAAGTATAATAATTCAATATACTTGGTAAAGGAGAAATGAATGCGGTTCAAGAAAAAGTAATTACACTAAATGATTTTGCTAAGTGTCTGAATGAAAACCCGGGGGTGTTTATTATGAAGTTGGGCGCGGAATGGTGCGGTCCATGCAAGAAAATAGAAGGATTGGTGAAGTCTTGTATGGACCAAGCGCCATCAAATGTACATTGCGTGATTGTTGACGCAGACGAATCGTTTGAAATCTACAGTTTTTTGCAGAAAAATCGGGTTATAAAAGGTATTCCGGCAATACTGGGATACTATAAGGGGAATGTAAAACATATTCCGGATGATATAGTGATTGGTGCTGACCAGAATCAAGTGATTGCATTTTTCCAGCGATGCTATAAACAGTCGGATACGAAATTGGCGTAATGGGACAATTCCGGAGAGAGGAACGAACGTAGGAATTGGATGATTCTCCGGAGAAACGACCATAGGGAGTTTCGTAGGTAGAATGGGACAGACGATAAACAATAGTAGTTGGACCTTATTCTTTTTGTGATTTGGTTTTCATTGACTTTCTCTTGCGTTTATTCTTATTTGATTTGCGTCTAAATGATTTTTTCTTACGGTGTTTTTTGCCGCCTGTCATTCCAGATGGTTCTTTTGGTTCATCACTTTTCGGTT